TGTTAGAAAATCTCCGTTATTAATATAATGTTTTTGTTTACTCATTCAAATGTACCATAAAAAGTTGTTGACAAGGGGCTTGACATGTGTTATAGTCCTCGGTGTTCCCCTATGATATATATTAATGAAGGTCAGCTTCATCTATATTCTCCAATTCAGCTAATGCTTCCATTAACTGATGAGATTCTTCTTCGGTTTGTTTCTTACCATTAAACTTATTCATCTTAGTTATTGTTTCATGGTAATACTCAGCGAATTCATCGGAAGGTTCAATCAAGCAAAGAACCTCTTCCGTTTTAATCTTAACCGTATTTACTTTCATCAAAGATAAAGGTAGCCAATTTTGCATTACCAAATTGGTGTTTCTTACCTCAAACATCATTGGTGTTTCAAGCTCCATCATAGTTTCATCTTCTGATGTATAATTAAAATGACAAACAACATCCAATCCATCTTTAAAACGAACAATTTTTATATTATTTTCCATCTTTAAGTCCTATGTTGTAAATCTTAAATGAGAACTGCTCTTCATTATATATCTTCACTCGTTCCACAAAATGTTGAAGTGTAAAATTCATATGTTTTTTGTATCTGAGGTCATCTGCAATGTCATAGAGTGTCGCCATTTCTTTGCCTTCTGATTGTCTAAGGCCACGTCCAATCGATTGAAGATTTCGAACTCTTGACTTTGACGGAGACGCAAATATAATATTGTGCAAATTACGTATGTTAATTCCAGTAGAAAAAGTACCAAAACTAGCCACAACAATTGCATCATTTTCTTTCTCCATTATTCCACGAATTTCTTCTCTTGTTTCGGTATCGGTACCGCCATGAACAAAGAATACTTTACGTTCTCCAGCTTTTTCTTTAATCATATCAAAAAGAATCTTACCGTGTTTATCAACCATCTGATACAATACCAATGTATTGGTCTTTAATGATATAGTGAGATTACGAATGAATCTGTTTCTTGACTCATTAGCAATTAGATATTGAATCTCATCCACATAAGTTGCATTTTTCATTTCAGCACAAATCTCATCTGAGTGTTTAAGTACTAAACATTTAATATTAAAATCCGATAATTGTTTCTTATCAATTAATTCTTTGGTTGTTATAACCTTCTCAACAGGTCCAAACAAACCTTCCAAGACTAACTTATGTGTTTTGGTTCCATCCAAAGTACCAGTTAGACCAATACGGTATTTTGTTTTATTGGCAGCCGTCATAATGGTTGTCAATGACTGTGCCTTGAATAGATGTGCTTCGTCACCTATAATATAATCAAACTGTTCAAAATATTCTTTTGGCATCTGATATAATGATTGCCATGTAGATATCGTAATGGATTTATCTGTGGTCTTTTCTTTACCTTGGTAAATTCTATGTACATGCATAAAGTTTTTAAAACCACTTTCACTTGCATAGTCACCAAAGTCTGCGTATAATTGTTCTACCAAAGATGTGGTTGGAACAATAATAAGACCTTTAAGGTTTTGATAATCTAATAACTGCCGGCAAATAAGGTATATGATTAATGATTTACCTGATGCCGTGGGTGACAATAATAATGATCTACGATTACGCATTGCGTGAACATAAGCATTTAATTGGTGTTCTCTTACCTCAATTGGTTCTCCGTTTGAATGAAGATTTAAAGTTTTGATAAATTTTTCTGCCAAATATACAGAGTAGTCATCTGTTAGTTCTTCTAATTCATATGTATATTCACGTTCAACACAGAATTCTTTGAGATAAGGTATGAGTCCAAGATAAATTTGACCAGATTGTAAAGCAAACAATCGTATCTTACCGTCCCATATTCGATTCCGATAGGCTGGAACGAACTGATAACCTGGTACAAAGAAGGTGAAGAACTCAGATAACTCCATTGCAATGTGGCGTTCACAGGCCACTTTGGCAAAGACCTCATCTTTCTTAGTAATAACTAAATCATTGGCCACCGATGAATTTCTCCCATGAAATGAAGTCACGCAGTTGCCATGTTCTTTGTTTTAATTCATTCATAATTGATTCAACCACGGATGTGACTTCTTCATGGTAAACCTTCTTCTCAAGCAATTTAATAAGGTCAGCATCCGCTTCTAGGTATGTGGTTATGTCAGACTTGAGAGCAAACTGAAATGGTTCCCAACCATAATCTTCTAATTCTTGTTGTGACATTTTACCTGTAAAGTATTCCCATTTAACCTTACGCATACGTAGGTAATCAAAATGAGCCTTTTTAGAGGCAATTTTATGTTTGGTGAGAATAGAAAGGTACTTACTGTGATATACAGGTATCTTTAATAATTCTTTGGATGGTTCCGTTTGGTCTATAACGGCATCCGATTCCCACATTTTTAATATTTGTTCAAGTGTTTCCATATAAATTTTTTAATATAATCAATAAGTTACATAATAAAAACATTATAACATAAAAGTACTATGTTGTCAAGTATCTATATGATTGATACCTAAATGTTGCCTTTGCAGTAATGATAGTATCGGCCGATGCTTTGGTATCAAACTGAATATCACTTAAAGTTAATGGAAATACATTAGTAAATTCAATTCTTAATATTGGATTATTCAGCGCACTTAATACTGTTAAAAAAGCATCCGAAAAATATTCACTTCTTTGTAATTCTCTGTTATAGGTACGTTTTTCAAATCCATCGGGGTTTGCAATGGAAGTAAACCAATCATAGATATTTTTCCATGAGTCCAATTCTTCATCAATCACAAACGATATATCAAGCGGATCATATGTTAATTTGGTACCAGGAGAATACATATCCAAAAATGGAGTCTCTCTAATGACTTCACCCAATGTTACACCAGGAAGATTTACTTCTTGGCAAAAATACTGCACCGTCTGAATACGTGAGAACGTCAGTAAGAATTTTGTGGGCTGTAATGGATTAGTGTTCTGTGGATTTCTATTCAATAAAGGCATTAATTTCTCCTTATACATTATTTAGGAGCCAAAAAAAAGACCACCTTGTGGGTGGTCTTTTAAAATGTCACTCTTTGGTGACTTTTTTTACATCAAGTTTTTAACTTGGAAGATGCGGTAGTAAACGTTTGTACGTGCATCCAAACGGCCATCGCCTTTTGTAATACCACGAGCAAATGGGTTTGCAACCATGCCGTAACGAGTCTTAAATCCAATTTTTGGTTGGAATGTATACTGGTCAACTGCACGAACCATTTGCAACGGTACATATGGGCAATAGAAGATACCAGCGTCATAAGGAGAAGAACCCTTATAACCGATTGTAACCAATTCTTGGTTCGATGTATAACCACCGAAATAAGGATCGATATAAACCTTGATACGACCATGCAACATACCAGCAAATGTATTGCCTGTATCGTCAACTTGTAGGTCAGCAGACAAAGCAGGAGTGTAAGATAACACACCAGCCATTGCCATAGCAGAAGCTACGTCAGAAGAAACGATAAGGACGTTACCTTTACCACGACGAGTTTGCTTAGCGATTACGTTAGCATCACGTTCAATTTGGAAAATCAAACCTTTAAAACGTTCAACAGACCAACGACCGTTAGAGTCAGTGTCCAAGTCAAATGCACCAGCAGTTGTAACACCATACTGAGCACCTGCAACGGCACAAGTATAGATGGTACGGATAACTTCACGGTTGATTTCAGCCAAGATTTCTGTAGACAGAATGTTTGACAATTCTGTTTCAGCATCCAAACCATGGATTGCTTTCAAGTCTTGAGCGAGTTCAAGTGAATACTCAGCCTTCAGAGCACGTGATTGAGCAGTTACTGTAACTTTCTCAATTGAGAATGCCATTTGATTGAATACACCAGTAGCATCATCAGCACCTAAACCTTCAGCAGTAGCTGTGGTCATGCCAATACCAGATGTGTACAGGTTACCTGTCTCAGCACCAGCGTTGGTTTTAATATCGGTTGCGTTGTTACCAACAAAACCGTATGGGTTTGCAGTTGAATTACTACCTGTGAAAATCGTATTAGCTTCGTTGAAGAAGGACTCTGTACCAGATGGTGTGTTGTAACGAGCACGCATTGCGAAAATCAATCCTGTAGGACCAGTCATTGGCTGAACGCCAGCAACGTCATAAGCGATAAGATTAGGCAAAGCACGGCGAACTAAACTAATCAAGATTGGGTCATAGTTTTGAACACCAGCACCTGTAGCGTTTCCAGGCGCTGCAGAATAAGTAGTCTCATTCAATGACTGTGCGTCTTGACGCATAGCTTGTTGTTGGTTTTCCAAAACAAGAGCAGTAACTGCTTTCTTGTATGGATCTTTAATGGCTTCAAGTT